CGTGCCGATTGGCAGCGTGACCTTCGGCGCGGCGACCGCAGCCGGCGTGCCCTTCGAGGCGGAGATTCCGACTGTCGACGAAACCGGCACGCTGAAAGAGCAAACCGATCTCGCCGCCCACCTGGTGGCGCATCGCCTCATCCGGCATGTATCGCTCGGCATGATTCCGAAGGCGATGCAGCCGCTCAAAGACGGCGTGCGGGTCGTCGCCGCGCAGATCCGCGAGCTATCGCTCGTGGCGGTGCCGTCGAATCTCGAAGCCGCGATCCTGTCAATCAAGAGCGCGTCAGCTCTCCACACCGCGGCCGCGTCGGGCCCTGTCAACTTCCGAAGGGAATCGCCGCCAATGGATACGAAGACTTTGAATATTCCGGCCGCCGTGAAGGAATCCGAAAATCACCGCGCGACCGTGACCGCCCGTATGACCGCGCTGATGACAAAGGCCGCGGGTGACGGGGTCTCGCTCGACGAGGCCGAAGCAACGGAATACGACGATCTGACCGCGGACCTCAAACGCACCGACGAGCACATCGGCCGCCTCAAGGCGCTCGAAAGCGTGCAGATCGCGGCGGCGACCCCGGTGCTCAGCGCGGGCGGCACGAAGGCGGCCGGCGACCTGCGCGGCGGCATCGTCCGCGTGAAGCCGAACGTGCCGCCCGGCACGTCGCTGACGCGTTACGCAATGGCGATGGGCGCGTCGCGCGGCGATTTCTCGCGCGCGATTGCGATTGCCGAAAAGTCGTGGAACGACTCGACCCCGGAAGTGGCGCTCGCGCTCAAGGCGGCCATGCTGCCCGGCTCGACGACCGACCCGGCGTGGGCGGGCAACCTCGTCTCGAAGACGATGCGCGACGAGTTCATCGAACTGCTCCGACCGGCGACGATCATCGGCAAGATTCCGGGCCTGCGGCACGTGCCGTTCAACACGCAGGTGGCCTTGCAGACGCTCGGCGGGGTCTACAACTGGGTCGGTCAGGGTAAGGCGAAGCCGGTCACCAAGCTTGGCTTCGGCACCGCGTCGCTCGGCATGTCGAAGGCGGCCGGCATCATTACGCTCACCGAAGAATTGGTGCGCTCGTCGTCGCCGTCGGCCGAGGATGCGTGCCGCCGCGACATGGTCGCCGGTATCGCGGCCTTCCTCGATCTGCAGTTCATCGATCCGGCCGTGGTCGCGGTGCCCGACACCAATCCGGCGAGCATCACGAACGGCGCCGGCACGATTGCGGCCACCGACAGTCCGTGGGCGGATATCTCGGCGCTCATCAAAATGTTCGTTTCGGCGAACGTGCCGCTTACGACCGCGGTGCTGGTGATGTCGGAGGCGAACGCGTTTCAGATCGGCCTGACGCGCAACGCGCTCGGGCAGGCCACCTATCCGGGCCTGACGGGCTCGGGCGGCACGCTGAACGGTATCCCGGTGGTGACATCGAATACCGCGAACGGCTGGGTGGTGTTGATCAACGCGAGCGACATCCTCATCGCCGACGATGGCGGGGTCACCATCGACGTCTCGCGCGAGGCGACGTTGCAGCTTGACTCCGCGCCGATGTCGCCGCCCGACGCGACGACCGTGCAGATCAACCTCTGGCAGCACAACCTGGTAGGCCTGCGCGCTGAGCGTTACATCAATTGGCAACGCGCGCGGCAGCAGTCGGTCGTGTATGCGACGGGCGCGGACTATCAGCCGCTCGTCGTGACGCCGGGCACGTTGCGGTAACGCACCGCAGCGAAACGGGTCGACCTGTCAGGGGTCGGCCCGTTTCCTTTTGTTTCGAGGGCGAGATGTCGGAGCAGATTTCGGTGATCACGAAACGGCCGCACGTCTTCGCCGGCCGGCGCTATGGCGTCGGCGACCGGTATCAGATCGTCGAGCGGGAGCATTGCGCGGCGCGCGATTACGCGAACGTGCTCGTGGCCTGCGGGCTCGTCGCGGTCGTGCCGACCTCAGAATCGACGGAAAAACGAGAAGCCCGACCACGAAAGGCGGCCCGTTCGTGACGACTCCGCGCCGGGCGCCGCTGCGGCGCAAAGCCTCGCGGCCGCGTTCGCGGTCGCTCCAAGCGACGGCCCGCACTGCGCTCGCCGGCCCGCGCTCGCCGGGCGGCTGGCATCCGTTCATCGTTCGCGATCACTATCCTGGCGCGTGGCAGCATAACGACGAGATCGTCGTCGACAACGTGCTCGCGTCGCCGGCCGTGTTTATCTGCGTCACCAAAATCATGGCGGACGTCGGCAAGGTGCGACTGCGGCTCGTCGCCTTTGACGACGGCGTATGGTCCGAGGTCTACGGGTCGCCGCTCGGCGCGGTGCTCGAGAAGCCAAACCACTACCAGACGCGCATCAAATTCGTGGAAGCGTGGATCGGGTCGAAGCTGCTGCACGGCAATACCTACGCGCTCAAGGTGCGCAATGGCGACGGCGACGTCGCGGCGCTGCACGTGCTCGACCCGACGCGCGTGACGCCACTCGTGACGCCGAGCGGCGCGGTCTATTACCGCCTGCAGCGCGACGACCTGTCAGGGGTCGGGCTCGACACCATCGACGTCGACGCGGGCGTGGTCGTCGTGCCGGCGAACGAGATCATTCACGATCTGATGTATGCGCTCTTTCATCCGCTCGTGGGCATTGCGCCGCTCTACGCGTGCGGCCTTGCCGCGCAGCAACAGACGGCGATGCAGCGCGGATCGCAATCGTTTTTTGCGAATGGCGCGCAGCCGGGCGGCATTCTGACCGCGCCCGGTGCCATCAGCGACGAGACCGCGCTGCGGCTCAAAGAGCACTGGGAAACGGCTTACACCGGCGATAACTACGGCAAGGTGGCGGTGCTCGGCGACGGTCTGAAATACGAAAAGGTCTCGCTGAGCGCGATGGAGGCGCAGCTTGTCGACCAATTGAATTGGTCAGGCACGACGATCTGCGGCACCTACGGGATGCCGCCGTATCTCGCCGGCATCGGCCCGGCGCCGCCGTTCGGCATTCCGCCGCTCCTGCAGCTTTACTACAACGAATGTTTGCAGCCGCTCTTTACGTCGATGGAGGTCTGCCTCGACGAAGGGCTCGAACTGCCGAAGCCATACGGCACGGAGTTCGACATCGACGACCTGGTGTGGCTCGACATCAATGCAAAGACGACCGCGGCCGCCGAAGGCATCAAAGGCGGTGGCATGTCGCCCGACGAAGCGCGCCGCCGCTATTACGGGCTCGGGTCGGTCGTCGGTGGCGACACGCCATACATGCAGCAACAAATGTTCGCGCTCGCGGCGCTCGCTGAACGCGACGCCGAGCACCCGTTCTCGAAAGCGGCGCCGGCCGCGCCGGCTGCGCCTGCGGTCACGGTGGACGAGAAAACCGTGGCGCTCGCGCGTGCGGCCTTCGTCGATGCCGCGCTCCTGCACTTGAACGCGAAAGGAATCACGACGCTATGACCGCCGACGCTGCCGTGGTCGCGGAAATTGTGGCGCGGGCCGTCGCGCCGTTGCAGACGGCCGTGGCCGACCTGAGCACGAAACTGCAGGCCGCGGAGTCGCGGCTGTCGACGCTGGTATCGATTGCGGCGCGGCTCGATGCGGTCGACGGGCGCGTGCATGAGATCGCGGTCAAGGAGTTAGGGCCGCTGCGCGAACGCGTCGCCGTCGTCGAAACGCGGCCGCCCGTGCCGGGCCCGCCCGGTAAGGATGGCCGCGACGGGCTGAGCGTTGAGGATCTGGCGCTCGCGTATGACGGGCCGACGCGCAATCTCTCGGTGACGCTCGGCACCGGCGACCGGACGAAGGCCGCGACCGTGACGGTCGCAGGCGTGCCGCTGCACCGCGGGGTCTGGGCAGCCGGCGACCGCTACGCGCTCGGCGACATGGTCACGTGGGCGGGGTCGCAATGGCATTGCCAAGCCGCGGAGGCGTCGACGAAGCCGGGCGAGTCGTCGGAATGGCTGCTCATGGTGAAGCGCGGGCGCGATGGCCGCGACGGAAAGGATCGCACCTGATGGCGCTCGTTACCATCGAACAGGCGAAAGACTATCTCGCGCTGACGTGGCCGGCCGGCAGCCCCGCCGACGCGCAGCTCGCCGCCGACATCGACATCGCCGAAGCGGTCGTGCTCGATTACTTGAAAAAGCCCGATCCGGCCTTGTGGGTCGGCAACGCGATTGTGCAGGGCGCGATCCTGCGTTACCTCGTGGAATACCGGCGCTTCCGCGGTGACGACGAGACGACGTATGAGCAGCGGCCGGCCGACGGCTACCTCACGCCGTTGATCACGTCGATGCTGCATCGCCTGCGCGATCCGGCCTGCGCGTAAAGGTGCCCGATGCCGAACCTCGTGCCGGCCGGCCGGCGCCGACATCTCGTGACCTTGGACCGACCCGGCGCGCCGGTGAGCGACGGCGACGGTGGATTTTCGCAGGGGTGGGTGCCGCTCGACCCGCCGACATGGTTCTGCAGTATCGACCCGCTGCCGCTGAGCGAGCAGGAGCGCCGGGTGCATCAAACGATCACCGCGTCGCGGGTCGTGGTCCTAGCCGGCGCGTGGCATCCGGGCATCGGCATTGAAACGCGCGTGACGTTCGGCGCGCGTCGCTTTTCGGTTTCCGGCGTCGAGCATCTCGACGAGATGCCGCGGCAAACGATGTGTTACGCGAACGAAGTGGTGGACGCGCAATGAGCGTAACGATGCAATGGCGCGGGGTCGACGAGATGCGGGCCGAACTGCTGACGCTCGCGGCTGACCTGACGGCCGACGTGTCGCCGCGGGCCCGGCAGCGCGCAACCGCGGCCGCCGCGGTCATTGCGGCGCGCTATCCGAGGGGCCGCACGGGCCGCCTGCAGGCCGGCGTCATGGTCTCGGCCGATACGGTCACCACGGGGCACGTAGTGGCTTTTACGGTCAGGTCGCGGGCGCCGCACGCGCACCTGGTGGAACGCGGCACGGCGCCGCGCACGACCCGCCGCGGCTGGAATCGCGGGTGGATGATCGGGCGCCCGGTGTTCCGGCCGGCGATGCAAGACGCTCAGAACGGTTTCGAGGCTGACGTGGCCGGCGCGCTGCGCGCCCGCGGGCTGACGGTCAGCGGGAGCCTGACGACATGAACCACGACGGCAGCGACTTGGATAACGCCATCGTCACGCGGCTGCAGGGCGACGCGGCCTTGAGCGCGCTGCTGCCCGATGGGGTGTTCATCGAGGGCGCGCCGCCCGGCGCCGGCCGCTATGCGCTCGTCGACGTTCTGCGGGCGCTCGATGAGGCGACGTTCGACGGGGGCGGGTTTGAGACTGTGCGCTATCAGGTCACCGCGAACGGCAGCAGCGAGGCGATTACCGGGCCCG